TAGAGACAAACTGTCAGCAATCTCCGCCAAAGTATATCCATTTGACTCTAGCATCTTAGCTCTTGCTCTCTTAGCGTCAGATATACCTCTTGATTCTCTAGGCATTGAACGTTGCTTTAGAATATCAAGATCTGAATTCTGAATTATCTGTGATAGCTTGTTTGTAGATATAGCTCCAGATTGAATTGCTTCCCACTCTCGATCAGTAATATCAACCAAACGAGCTTTCTTACTAGCTCCAGTTTGGAGTCTGGCTTGAGTTAGTGCCTGATTCTTAAGTTTCTTAATATCATCTTTATCCATGTCTGGATTGTTCTGACGAACCAGTTTAACTCGTTCATTAGCTAATAACTGAGCTTTTCGCTCTAGTGGTCGATTCTTCAAAGCAATATTAAGTTTAGCATTAAGAGAGTCAACTTCTTGACGGTACTTAGCTTTTGCCTCTGGAGAATATGGGATTGGTTTAGTGGTCAGACTTGTCTTTCTAGCACTATTTGCTAACGCCTTCAATTTATTAGCATGATCAGCATATGTATTCTCCATTGCCGTGCCGGATGATAGAGAATATGCGTCTTCTGTTTCATACATCTTTGAAGACTTTTGAAGTCTGACTACCTGTTTACCATTCTTCTCATAGGTTTCACCAGTTTCGGTAAATATCTTTCTACCGGTTTCTGGATCTACTTTGTAGCCATCTTTTCGCTTAGGTACTCTCTTGTCGCCTTTTGCTCTAGAAATAAGAGTGGAAGCACCAGCATTAGAAGCTCCTTGATACTTTGCTTTCAGATTTGCAATGCCATTGTCAAGATATGATTGTCGCCAGTTCAAATTATGCTTCTCAGCATCAATAACAACCATTGAATGTCTAACGGCAGCGGCAATATCATCAGCAGGGGCACCTTTGATAGTCATGTCAGTAATAAGATTGGAAATATCACCCATCTTACCCTGTTTATCAAATCCAGAGCCCTTTTCGCCAGGCTTTGGCATTCCAGGATATCCAGGATATGCTACTTTAGGATCAAAATTCTTTAAGCCTTTAAGTGGAGCCGAAGTTTTAATCTTTACTTTACCGACAGGAATAACAAGAACAGTGTCACCATCAAAATCCGCGCCAGATAAGCGCTCAGCAACTCTAGGATTTATACCAACAGCATCCTGTGCGTTACCAATAAGACCTTTTGCTTTCTTGTTACTCTTGTTGTTGACTACAAGCTCAGGAATTTCGAATGTTCCACCATGAGGATATCGAATAAGTACTACTTTTTCACCATTACGATATGATGGAGCGTAAATTTCGGTATCTTTCATCTCTGGGAATGGTAATATAACTTTTGAAGCTTGTCTTGGCAATCCCGCCGCTTTTAGATGGACAGCTGATGAGTCACAATTATCCGCAAATTTATCAAGAAGCGTCTTCTTAATGACAGGATTCTTTAGAGAGCAAATCTCATCGAATTCTTCTTTCTTAATATCATAGGCAAGTTTTAACTGTTTTTTAGCTAGAGCTGTGCTCTGCTTGGATAACATCTGAGAAGATAACGTCTTCTTCCATGTGTTCCAATCGCCTTCCTCGTTTACAATATTAAGAGCAGACAAATGTTCTTTGCCATCTTTACCAATATAGGTCTTCTGCCTAATTGTAGCGCCAAATGGGTTCTCAGGATCGTCTTTCATCTTCTTAAAAACGTCCATCTTTGGTGTTGAGGAGTTTTTGTTGGTATTGAATATGACATCGTACCCTTTTGGAATATCATCAGAGTACATTGCCATGCCTTTTAGATAATGAGTGCCATCGACTGCGACTCGTACCTGAGCATATCGAGCAGCTCCCAAATCTAAATCTTTAACTCCTCTACGAAGTTCAATAACACCATCTTTGTCAGACCCGCCTTGATCTCCGTAATTTACCAAAATACGCTTAGAAGATATAGAAGATGGTGGTTTGATACCAACAACTGTCTGCCCAAGATCCTCAGAATAAAATCCAGGGGATGTTACCTTTGACTGATTATCTTTGACTTCTTTATATGTGACATCTGGAGCCGCTAAAACCTTAATGGAAGTAAATTTGCCAGTTCCAAGTTGCTCAACTTTAAGATAATGATAAGTATAGCCTTTTGCTCTTAGCTGTTCTACAGCATTATCCAAAGTATTACGACTTACACCAATTTGGTTTTCGACTCCGCCGCCGACATCAATATACTTTTTAGAGGCAATCTCTTTCTCTAGCATCTCGGCAGTGTTGGTAGAAGCATTCTTCCTCATAGAAATGGCTGGGTCTAGCAAACTTCTAACACTAGACTCATTAATGCCCATTCGTCTGCCGATTTCGCTATTAGAATATCCCTTGTCCTTTAACCTAAGTGCCATAGCAGCTTTTGCGGCTCTTACTTCATTATGCGCATTAGATTTATATGCTCTAAGCTGTTTTGTCTGAAGACCAAAATATTCTGCGATTTGCTTCTCGTTAAAACCATCTTTTTCTAGAACGTCAACTGTAGATAGAAAATCAGAAGCATTCCTAGATTTCTTTGCACCTGATCCCCAAGGATATCGACCAGAACGGCGTTTGATGCCGTAGTGATATAGTTCATCAGTCATCTGCTTCTTTCATCTCCTCTATCAACTTGTCGAATCTTACAATTTTGTCCATGATGTGGAATATACGATCTGGTTCTGGTTCATTAACCAAGATATCATTCTTTTGATAGATGCGTAATTCCATACCAATCTTGTTTGGCTTTATGTCATACTCTAAGCAAAATAAAGCCGCATAGATTTCCAACTGATCCATTGACACACGAGTAACTCCAGTTTTAAGATCATGAATCCTTAAGAAATTATCTCTGAAAGAAATGGAATCAGCTGTACCAAATGCGTTTGATGAATAGAATAAGACAACCTCTGGCGACATACGATATCCAATCGCATCGTTAACATACTGATTGAATGTCTTGTTGTCATTCGGCATCTTAATCTTCAAAGAAATATGCTCTGCCGCAAGTGCATGAATTCTAGTTCCAAGTTGTGCTGCTTGTACTGTAGAATATCGATTGATCAACTTTGCATCGTCGTAGTTCAACCACGAATGCTGACTAGCACTCAAAAATGAATGAGCACCCTCAAAGTTTAAATGCTTGTTGAAGTTCATCTAACACCTCATCCTTGTTCTCAGGATAAATAAACCTTGCAAACGACATTGTGTCAAACATGTCAACGTAATAATCCTGATTTGGTCTATGGGAAGATGATGCACTTCGCTTACACTCTAATTTTGCCCACTTGTCTTTAAAAAATATAGTGATGTCCGGAGTTCCTTGTCTGTACCCAGGATCTGATCGCTCAATATAGCATCCGGGGAACAATGACTCTAACTCTTTCACCAACTCTCTTTGAAATTTACTTTCTAAATCAGGCATAGCAAAATCTCCTTCGGCAAAAAATAAAAGAGAAGGTTTTAAGGTTTAAGACATTAAAATTATTTTAATATCTTAATCTTCTCCTCTATTATAGCCGATGTTTTTAGCGCGGGTGCATCTACCTTGGCAAACGCCGAATAATTGAAAATCTTTTTCAACTTGACAGATTGCTGCATTCTGTAGTCTATTCTAGAATTTGAGACTAAATGATAGTAATGCAGATCGTAATATGTGTTGTTTACTCTATCAATTCGACCCATGCATTGCTCTAAAACTTTGTATGAGTACGTTTGTGAATAGAATATCATTGTATCAGTATCAGTACAATTCCAAGCATCATTACCAGCGGAGTACTGAACTAAATAAACCCACGACTCAGAATCTGGTATCTCTTGATGTTTATGACCGTTCCATTCTGAGAAAGTAATATGATTCTTCTCTAATGCAGAACGTATTAGATCAAGCTCGTAATCAAAGTTGTAAAATACAATTACTTTCTTGTCTCTGCACAATTCAATCAATTTATCAATTCGACTCTTGTCAGAATTAACGATTCGTCTAAGAATATAGCAATACTCAGAACTTGACTTTATCGGACGGTCTTCATAAGGATTAAATAATTCTTTGTTCACGAATTTATAGAGTTCTTTGTCATGTTCGACTTTTACAATATGATTGTGGCGTTGCGTGTTCTTAGGACGATCCATCTGAACCAATATAGAATCTCTTATAT